ATCGATGTGAAACAGTGCTACCCGAACACGGCACTGGTCGGCGTGCAGGTGGACTCGGAGCAGTTCGGCAGCCAGCAGGTGAGCCGTAATTATCATCTTCGCGGGCGCATTCTGCAGGTGCCGTCGAACTATAACCCGCAGACGCGGCAATACAGCGGTATCTGGGACGGAACGTTTAAGCCAGCATACAGCAACAACATGGCATGGTGTCTGTGGGATATGCTGACCCACCCGCGCTACGGCATGGGGAAACGTCTTGGTGCGGCGGATGTGGATAAATGGGCGCTGTATGTCATCGGCCAGTATTGCGACCAGTCGGTGCCGGACGGTTTTGGCGGTACGGAGCCGCGCATCACCTGTAATGCGTACCTGACCACACAGCGTAAGGCGTGGGGTGTGCTCAGTGATTTCTGCTCGGCGATGCGCTGTATGCCGGTATGGAACGGGCAGACGCTGACGTTCGTGCAGGACCGACCATCAGATAAGGTGTGGACCTATAACCGCAGTAATGTGGTGATGCCGGATGATGGCGCGCCGTTCCGCTACAGCTTCAGCGCCCTGAAGGACCGTCATAATGCCGTTGAGGTGAACTGGATTGATCCGGATAACGGCTGGGAGACGGCGACAGAGCTTGTGGAGGACACGCGGGCCATTGCCCGTTACGGTCGTAATGTCACGAAGATGGACGCCTTTGGCTGTACCAGCCGGGGGCAGGCACACCGCGCCGGGCTGTGGCTGATTAAAACAGAGCTGCTGGAAACGCAGACCGTGGACTTCAGCGTGGGTGCTGAAGGGCTTCGCCATGTACCGGGCGATGTCATTGAAATCTGCGATGATGACTATGCCGGTATCAGCACCGGCGGGCGCGTGCTGGCGGTGAACAGCCAGACCCGGACGCTGACGCTCGACCGTGAAATCACGCTGCCATCCTCCGGCACCACGCTGATAAGCCTGGTTGACGGGCAGGGTAATCCGGTGAGCGTGGAGGTCCAGTCCGTCACCGACGGTGTGAAGGTGAAAGTGAGCCGTGTTCCTGACGGCGTTGCCGGATACAGCGTGTGGGGGCTGAAGCTGCCGACGCTGCGCCAGCGCCTGTTCCGCTGTGTGAGTATCCGTGAGAATGACGACGGTACGTATGCCATCACCGCCGTGCAGCATGTACCGGCAAAAGAGGCCATCGTGGATAACGGGGCGCACTTTGACGGCGACCAGAGCGGCACGGTGAATGGTGTCACGCCGCCAGCGGTGCAGCACCTGACCGCCGAAGTCACCGCAGACAGCGGGGAATATCAGGTGCTGGCGCGCTGGGATACGCCGAAGGTGGTGAAGGGCGTGCGCTTCAGTCTGCGCCTGACCAGTGGTAAGGGAACGGATGCCAGACTGGTGACCACCGCCATCACCGCAGACACGGAGCACCGTTTCAGCGGCCTGCCGCTGGGGCGTTACACGCTGACGGTCCGGGCGGTAAATGCCCGGGGACAGCAGGGCGATCCGGCGTCGGTATCGTTCCGGATTAACGCACCTGCAAAACCCGCCACCATTGAGCTGACGCCGGGGTATTTTCAGATAACGGCGGTCCCGCGTCTTGCGGTGTATGACCCGACGGTACAGTTTGAATTCTGGTTCTCAGAAAAACGCATCACGAACACAGCACAGGTGGAAAAATCTGCCCGTTATCTGGGGACCGGCAGTCAGTGGACTGTCCAGGGGAGCCGGATTAAGCCGGGGACGGATTTCTGGTTTTACGTGCGCAGCGTCAACCTGGTGGGGAAATCTGCTTTTGTGGAAGCCAGCGGGCAGCCCAGCAATGATGGTGAAGGGTATCTGGAAATTTTCCGGGGGCTGATAGATGAGACGCTTCTGGGTCAGGCACTGAAAGAGCGCATTGATGCTTCAGCGCTGCGTACGGAGGTCACGCAACTGGAAGAAGATATCCGTCAGCGGATGGACTCGGATATCGCAGAAGTGACCCGGAAAATCGGGAAGGCGGAAAACAGCCTCACGCAGCTGGTTGCGAAAAAGAATGAGGACCAGACACTGGCCATCGCGCAGGTGAGCCAGAAAGTGGACCGGGTGAGCAGTGAAATCTCACAGACTGTCAGCCAGGGGCAGTCAGAAAACGCCCGACAGATAGCACAGGTCCGCCAGTACGTGGATAAAAAAGGGAGTGAAATTACCTCGACTACGGATAAAAAGCTGGGTGACCAGGCCGTGACCATACAGCAAATCCAGCGGGTTCAGTCAGACACGCGCAATGAGCTGAATGCCATGTATATGCTGAAGGTGCAGAAAACAAAAAACGGTATTCCCTATGTGGCCGGGATTGGCGCGGGGATTGAGGATGTTGATGATCAGACCCTGAGTAACATTCTGCTGCAGGCCGATCGCATTGCGATGATTACCCCGGAGAACGGCAACACCACGCCGCTGTTTGTGGCGCAGGGGAATCAGCTGTTCATGAACGACGTGTTCCTGAAGCGACTGTTTGCGGTGAGCATCACGTCATCCGGCAATCCTCCGACGTTTTCCCTGACGCCGGATGGCAGGCTGACAGCCCGCAATGCGGATATCAGTGGAGCCATCACGGCGAATACCGGCACGCTCAATAATGTCACCATTAACGAGAACTGTGTCATCAGAGGGAAACTGTCTGCAAACCAGATTGAAGGCGATCTCGTTAAAACAGTGGGTAAGGCTTTCCCCCGTGACTCCCGTGCACCGAAGCGTTGGCCATCAGGAACCATTACCGTCAGGGTTTATGACGATCAGCCGTTTAACCGGCAGATTGTTATTCCGGCGGTGGCTTTCAGCGGTGCCAGACATGAGCGGGAGAACAGCGATACTTATTCGTCATGCCGCCTGATAGTGAAGAAAAACGGTGCTGAAATTTATAACCGTACCGCGCTGGATAATACGCTGGTTTACAGTGGTGTTATTGATATGCCTGCTGGTCGCGGTCACATGACGCTGGAGTTTTCTGTATCAGCATGGTGGGTAAATGGCTGGTATCCCACAGCAAGTATCAGCGATTTGCTGGTTGTTGTGATGAAGAAAGCCACTGCAGGCATCACGATTAGCTGAATTTTATAACCCCAATACGGGCGCCAGAAATGGCGCCTTTTTTATTGCAGAAAAGCGAGAGGTAATTATGCGTAAAGTTTGTGCAGCCATTTTGTCCGCAGCCATCTGTCTGTCCGTATCCGGTGCGCCTGCATGGGCGTCTGAACATCAGTCCACACTGAGCGCAGGGTATCTTCATGCCCGTACGAACGCTCCCGGCAGCGATAATCTGAACGGGATTAACGTGAAATACCGTTATGAGTTTACGGACACGCTGGGGCTGATTACGTCCTTCAGTTATGCCAATGCTGAAGATGAGAAAAAAACGCACTACAGCGATACCCGCTGGCATGAGGATTCTGTGCGTAACCGCTGGTTCAGCGTGATGGCGGGGCCATCTGTGCGCGTGAATGAATGGTTCAGCGCGTATGCGATCGCGGGTGTGACTTACAGCCGTGTGTCGACTTTTTCCGGGGATTATCTTCAGGTGACCGACAACAAGGGGGATACGCACGATGTGCTGACCGGAAGTGATGACGGTCGCCACAGCAACACGTCTCTGGCGTGGGGGGCTGGCGTGCAGTTTAACCCGACCGAATCCGTGGCCATTGATATTGCTTATGAAGGCTCCGGCAGTGGCGACTGGCGCACTGACGGTTTCATCGTGGGTGTCGGTTATAAGTTCTGATTAGCCAGGTAACACAGTGTTATGACAGCCCGCCGGTTCAGGCGGGCTTTTTTGTGGAGTGGATATGGCAGCAGTAAAAATCTCAGGTGTGCTGAAAGATGGTGCGGGAAAACCAATACAGAACTGCACTATTCAACTGAAGGCAAAGCGTAACAGCACCACGGTACTGGTGAACACGGTGGCCTCTGAAAATCCGGATGAAGCCGGGCGTTACAGCATGGATGTTGAGTATGGCCAGTACAGCGTCATCCTGCTGGTTGAAGGTTTTCCGCCTTCACATGCCGGGACCATTACCGTCTATGAAGGTTCCAGACCAGGTACGCTGAATGATTTTCTCGGTGCCATGACGGAGGATGATGTTCGTCCGGAGGCACTGCGCCGTTTTGAGCTGATGGTGAATGAAGTGGCACGTCATGCCGGAGCGTCATCACAGAGTGCAGCGGCGGCAAAGAAATCCGAAACGGCAGCAGCCTCATCGAAGAATGCGGCGAAAACCTCAGAAACGAATGCAGCTAACAGCGCACAGGCGGCAGCGGCCTCGCAGACTGCATCGGCAAACTCCGCGACAGCAGCCAAAAAATCAGAAACCAACGCGAAAAATAGCGAGACAGCCACAAAGGCCAGCGAAAAAAACGCAAAATCCAGCCAGACGGCAGCGAAAACCAGTGAGACGAATGCCAAAGACAGTGAAGCCAACGCAAAGGTGAGCGAAACAGCGGCGGCGAACTCGGCGAAAGCATCGGCAGCAAGCCAGACGGCAGCAAAAGCAAGTGAAGATGCTGCCAGAGAATACGCAAACCAGACAGCAGAGCCGTACAGATATGTTTTACAGCCGCTGCCGGATGTGTGGATACCCTTTAATGATTCGCTGGATATGATTACGGGCTATTCTCCGGGTTATAAAAAAGTGAAGATTGGTGATAATGTGGTTCAGGTTGCCAGTGATAAACAGGTTAATTTCAGTCGCGCATCAACGGCAACATATATCAACAAATCTGGCGAACTGAAAACGGCGGAAATTAATGAGCCACGATTTGA